GAGTGACAATGTTTCGGAGGTTGTTGATATGCCTATTCTGGGGCAAAGTGTTCCTACCCTTGAGGAAATCGCGTTCTGATGTATAATGGGAGTGCTGCGGTGATTGACACTGTGGCACTCTTAAGTTATGATGGTTGATATAGGTGAAACGGCAGTGATTTGCCGCCGTTCGTTTATATCGCCGCGCGGCGTTGCGTATATAAGAATTCGGGTCCTTCCCAACCTACAGAGGTGACAAATCGACCTCTAAATATCACTCTCATAAAAATTTTCCGGAGACAAATGAGACCCATAAAAGGACGCAGAACTCCATACTGGAACTTTTATAGAGCAGTTCTTGCAGGATGGTTGATTCGCTACCCAAAACAAACATTCAGGGTTATCGGAGTCCCTCTGGGAATACTGATAGTGCTGATATATAATGCAGCAACAAAATGAGATGACCTCAAAAAAATCCGGAGAATTTTTTTATGACCCAGAAGATTTACCATATCTACGCAAAGGATAAGTGTTTATTTCATTCGGTGAAGGAAGAAGAATTCAAAGTAACTTGGAATACACTGAATCAACTTGTAGGACTAATGCACACTGACTATTCCGTTGAGGATCTGTCATATGAAGAACTGACAATTAGCAAAGAATTATGTCTAAACTCATCATTTTGACAAGGATTGACAAGGCATATATAGACTGATAAAATTGAATTGAAAATTGACGGAGGATTAATTCGTGGCAAAGGGATTCACTGTAAAAGCAGCAGCACCAAAACCCACAGAAAAGGAGTGGGATTATGATGCTATTAAAGAAAGAATGAAAGGAAAGAGTATTATCTTTTGTTTACCTGGAAGAGGATGTTCTTTTATTTTTCTAAAAGCATTTGTACAACTTTGTTTTGATCTTGTACAGAATGGAATGAGTATTCAAATTTCTCAGGATTACTCATCAATGGTAAACTTTGCACGTTGTAAAGTACTTGGAGCAAATGTTCTCAGAGGTCCGAAACAAATTCCATGGGACGGTAAACTTCAATATGATTATCAACTTTGGATTGACTCGGATATTGTCTTTAACTCAGAAAAGTTCTGGCAACTCTGTGATGTTGCACTGAATGGGGAAGGAGAAGAAAAGGAAATCGTTGCAGGTTGGTATGCCACAGAAGATGGACACACAACTTCAGTAGCACACTGGTTGGAGGAAGATGACTTCCGCAAAAACGGAGGAGTTATGAACCACGAAACTGTCGAGTCTATCTCAAAGCGTCGTAAACCATTCACTGTTGATTATACAGGTTTTGGTTGGGTTCTAATTAAGAAGGGGGTCTTTGAAAATCTTGAATACCCTTGGTTTGCTCCTAAGATGCAAGTCTTTGAGTCTGGTGCAGTTCAAGATATGTGTGGGGAAGATGTTTCCTTCTGTCTTGATGCAAAAGAAGAGGGATTTGATATCTGGTGCGATCCTCGCATTCGCGTGGGGCATGAGAAAACTCGCGTAATTTGACAATTAAAACATTATTAAAAGGAGACTAATTAAATGGCTAAAGGCGGATCAAACAAACTTACATTTGAACCAGGAGCACCAAAGAAAACCCGTCAGGGACGTTCTTCTCGTACTCTTTTAAGTGCTACAAGTCGTAATGGTCGTAAAAAGAAGTATCGGGGTCAAGGTAAATAATTACAAATGCTCCAATTAAATCCTCAAGTCCCAGTTTTTACTCCTAAAGGTAAAGGTTGGGCATTTTTTTTAATCGATCGTTCTCAAGAACATGATTTAGAATGGGTCGTGTTCCTAGATAGTAGTGGAGAATGTTGGACTTTTAAAAATTCCGATATTCGTATTCAAAAAAATTATACTTTACATCGAAATTTAGATTCATAGGGATAGAAACCCCGTAAAAAGTTCTGATTTTTACCAAAATCAGGAGTAAAAAATGACTAAAAAAGTCGATAAAGACCAAGATTTCATGAAAACTCAGTGGGGAACTGAATATTTGTCAAGTGAATATGGTTGGGACGAAAAAATCAGAAAGCAAAAAATGCTTCGTGAGATTGCAAATGACGAATTAACTCCCAAAAAACACGATTTTTATCATCAAAGTGAAATTCATTCAAAAATTCGCAATGATAATGACTATGATGACTGGAATTATGGAACCGAACCAATTTATGAATCAAAAAATCTCTAATAAATAAGTTAGTTTTATAAGTTTGTATGCCTCTAGAACGGGTAAGTAAGGGGTTTAAAGATTTAAGCATGTCATTTCAGGTCAATCCCCTGAATTATGACCTTATTGCGCTTAAAAATGAAACTGCTATTGCCCGTTCTATTCGCAATTTAGTACTTACATACCCAGGTGAAAGATTTTTTAATGAAAATTTAGGTTCAAAAGTGAGTCGTTCTCTATTTGAGAATCTTGATGAAATATCTGCATCTATAATTAGAGATGAAATTGAGAATACTATTAGAAATTATGAACCAAGAGTGAATCTGATTTCGGTAGATGTAAGTCCAAATTATGATAATAATGAATTTCATGTAACAATAAACTATAGAATTGTCGGTATTGATGTTTTACCTCAACAATTATCATTTGCACTTCAGCCAACACGATAAATGGCACTAGTTAATTTTACTAATTTAGATTTCGATCAAATAAAAGTTTCAATTCGCGATTATCTAAGGGCGAATTCAAATTTTACTGACTATGATTTTGAAGGATCTAATCTTTCAAATTTAGTTGATGTCTTAGCATATAATACTTACATTTCCTCATATAATGCTAATATGATTAGCAATGAGGTCTTTATTGATAGTTCCACACTTAGAGAGAATGTAGTTTCTCTCGCAAGGAATATTGGATATACTCCACGATCACGTAGCGCGGCGAAAGCAAATATATCTCTTTTTGTAAATACATTTGGGTTTACAACTAATCCACTCACTTTGACTTTGAAAAGTGGTGTAGTCTGCACTTCAAATAGTTCTTTTAGTAATCAAAGTTTTTCTTTTATAATTCCAAATGATATCACAGTTCCTGTAGTAAATGGAATTGCATTATTTGAAAATATTGATATCTATGAAGGAACTTTTGTTGTTAACAGTTTTACAATTACTGCAAATAATCCAAATCAAAGATTTATTTTAGATAATCCAAATATTGATGTAGATTCAATTAAAGTTTTTGTTAGAGATACTCAAGCAAGTACAGTAAGAAGAACATTTAATCTTTCAAAAAATCTTTTTGATGTTGATTCTGAATCAAGAGTTTTCTTTATCCAGGAAATAGAAGATCAGAGATATGAACTAATTTTTGGAGACGGCATTTTTGGGAAAAAACTTGATAACTTAAATTATGTTGAAGTGTCATATAATATTACAAATGGAGAGTCTGCAAATGGAGTATCTGCATTCAATTTTAATGGTAGATTAGTTGATAATAACAATAGAATTATTACTACCGGCATATCATTAATTACAACAAATTCGTCTTCTCAAAATGGAAGAGAAATTGAATCAGTAGAATCGATTAAAAAATATGCTCCAAGAAAATATTCTTCACAAAATCGGGCAGTAACTGCTACAGATTATGAGACTATTATTCCTACAATTTATCCAGAGACAGAAACAATTTCTGTATTTGGTGGAGAAGATTTAACACCTCCCCAATATGGAAAGGTTTTTATTAGCATAAAACCAGTTAATGCTCCCTTCGTATCATCCCAGATAAAGAGTAATATTAAAAGTTCTCTTCGTAGATATGCAGTATCTGGAATAGTTCCTGAAATTGTAGATTTAAAATACCTTTATGTAGAATCAGATACTACTGCATATTATAATTCAAATTCAACTATAGGTCCAGATCATCTCAAGGATATCATTTTTAATAATGTTAGAAGATACTCAGATTCAAGTGAACTGAATAGATTTGGTGCAAGATTTAAATACAGCAAGTATTTAAAGGTGATAGATGATTCGGATTCTGCAATAACTTCAAATATTACAAAAATTGTAATAAGAAGGGATTTAAAGGCAGTCTTAAACTCATTTTCTTCATATGAAATATGTTACGGAAATCAATTTCATATTAAAGATAGGAATGGATATAATATTAAATCTTCTGGATTTGGAGTTTCTGGAATAAGTGATACTGTTTACTTATCAGATATTCCAAATTCAAGTGGTTTAGGGCGTATTATTCTTTTTACTTTAGGAAATACTTCTACCCCAACAATTATTAATCAAAATGCAGGTACTATTGATTATAGTAAAGGAGAGATTAATTTGGGACCAATAAATATAGTTTCTACTACAAAACAATCATTTTCTCAACCAATAATTGAGATTTCAGCAATTCCAAAATCTAATGACGTAATAGGATTGCAAGATCTTTATCTGCAACTAGATATTAATAATAGTGTTGTAAATATGCTTTCTGATGATGTGGAGTCTGGTTTAGACATTTCAGGATCATCATACAAAATTACATCAAGCTACACTAACGGGAACCTTGTAAGATTATAATACAATGACAGAAACAAGAATCAGAATTAGTTCTATTATCGAGAATCAACTTCCACAATTTGTTGTAGAAGAATTTCCTTTAGTTAATGAATTTCTAAAGCAATATTATATTTCCTTAGAATCTAAAGGACAGACATTAGATATTCTTCAGAATATAGACCAGTATGTTAAGGTCGATAATCTAACTAATCTGATAGACTCTACAGTTTTAACACAGGACATATCTTTCTTTGATACTACTATTAATGTAGAATCTACATACGGTTTCCCAGAATCTTATGGTCTTCTATCAATAAATTCGGAGATTATAACATATACTTCCAAAACTTCTACATCTTTTGAGGGATGTATACGTGGGTTTAGTGGCGTAACTTCATATAATCAAAAGAAAGATGAGTTAACCTTCTCTCAAAGTGAGTCTAAAGAACATCCATCTTCAACTATAGTCTCAAATTTAAATATCTTATTTTTAAAAGAATTTTTATTTAAGATTAAAAAACAGATAACTCCGGGTTTTGAGGATAGGGAGTTATACTCACAGTTGGACCAAAGACTTTTTATTAAGCAATCAATTGATTTCTATTCATCTAAAGGAACAGAAAATTCATTTAAAATCTTATTCAAAGCTTTGTATGGGAAAAATGTTGATGTTATTTTACCAAGAGATTATGTAATTCGCTCATCAGATGCAGATTATAGAATAACTTCAGAGGTATTTGTTGAGTCTATTCAGGGAGATCCTAATCAACTATTAAACAGAACACTATATCAAGATGATGTTGGGTTTATAAAATCTGCGAAAGCAACAGTTTCTTATGTAGAAGAAGTAAGAGTATCTAATAAAACTTATTATAAATTAAATTTAGATTACAATTATGATAGAACTGTTGAAGTCCAAAGTAATACTAATAGAGATTTCACGGTCCATCCTAAAACAAAAGTAGTTTCTGATATAATTTTCGGTTCATCAACCCTCGAAGTTGACTCTACAGTATCATTTCCAACCTCTGGAAATTTATTAGTCAATCTTCCAAATGGCACGACTTTAAATATCCTTTATAATTCTAAAACTTTAAATCAATTTTTAAACTGTTCCGGAATAGACCAAGATATTCCAGATGGGACTACAATTTCTTATAATACGTATTCCTATGCATACGTAAATAACGATATTGTAAAAGTTAGAATTCTTGGAGTTATTTCTGACATAGAACCTCAAGGTAATTCAATTCTATATTCTACTAAAGATGTAATTAGAATAAAAACTTTAGGAATTAATTCTAAAAATTTAAAAGCAAATAATTGGTTTTTTAACATACCGGTAAAATATAAAATTAAGTCAATTTATAAGAAAGATTCTTCAGATAATTCTTATAAAATAGAATTTTATGATGAGCATTATTTTAATGTTGGTGATAATGCAACTTTATTTTCTTCCGTTGGAGATCAAGAAAATTGTTATGTTTACGCTTTTAACAATAAAAAATCTATAGGGGTCAGATTGGGGTCGGAAAGACCTTCATTGAATGAAAATAATACTTACATTATAAGAAAAAATATTTTAAAAGCAAATTCAAAGAATTATTCTCAGGTAAATGAGTATACAACAAATGTACAAAATGTATATGAAGACTCTACAGATAATTCAGTATACGTAACATCTCCATCAATACCAAGTTATTCAGATAACGAATTGAAAGTAACTAATAGATCTGTTACTTTTAGTGGATCTTTTAGTGGAGAAGACCTTGATATTGGCACTCATGGTCTTTACACAGGAGATCGTGTAGTATATAAATCGGGTCTTATTGATACCTTAGGAATAAATCCCGGAATATATTTCATAAAAAAAGTAGATCAGACAAAAATTAAACTTGCAAAAAGTAAATCTGATATTTTTTATAATAAATTCGTAGAAGTAAACGGAGATACTACAAATTCTGTTATAGAGATTGCAGAATTAAACTATAATAACTTAATTTCAAAGAATCTTGACTCTCAAAAATTAATTAGAAAAATATCAAATCCAGTAAATGATATTAAGGAATACGAAACTAAACCTGGGTGTACGGGTATTTTGGTGAATGGAGTTGAAGTATGTAACTACAAATCCAATGATAATGTTTATTATGGTCCTATCGAAAATATTGCGGTTTTATCTTCTGGGTCTGGATATGATGTAGTTAATCCACCAGATCTAACAATTACCGATATAAACGGATACGATGCCAAATCTTATTGTACAGTAAATGGTACTCTGGAGAGGATTGATATTGAAGATCCTGGTTTTGATTATCTAGATACTCCAAAAGTTACTATTTCTGGCGGCAACGGAAATGGTGCTTCATGTGAAGTAAAACTTACGGATTTTGAGCATAAGATAATTTTTATAGCAAATGATTCTTCTAATTTAGTAGAACTAAATCCAACAAATACTATATCATTTTTGGATCACCATAAACTTAGAGATAATGAAGAAGTAGTATATTTTACTAATGGGCAGCAATCTATTGGAGGTTTATCAACAAGTTTTACTTATTATGCCTCAGTTCAAGATTCATATACAATAAAACTTCATAAAACTTATTATGATTCTCTTGTTGGCATAAACACTATACAACTTACATCATACGGTAAAGGTGAGCAGTATTTTGTATGTAAAAATAAAAAAAGAAGAGTAAATTCTATAATTGTAACCAATAATGGTGCAGGATATCAAAATAAGTATAGATCTGCACAACCATCTGGTATAAGCACATTTTCCAGCACGGTCAATATAAAAAACCATGGTTATTTAAATGGAGAAATAGTAGTTTATAATTCTTCAGATAACCCAATAGGGGGATTATCATCATCCACCTCATATTATTTGACTAAAGTTGATGAAGATAATTTTAAACTTTCCGAAATAGGAATATCAACTTTGGGGGTATCTAGTTCTTTTTATTATGATACTAAACAATATATAAAATTTACCAATTCAGGCGTTGGAACTCATAAGTTCAATTATCCACCAGTAAGTGTGTCTATTTCAGGCAAAATTGGTGTATCAACTCTGTCTGGTTTAGATTGTAATTCTAAACTTATTCCAGTTTTTAGGGGAGAGATAGAATCTATTTTTGTGGAATCTGGAGGATTTTCTTATGGTTCTCAAGAAATTATTAATCATGATAGGCAACCAACTTTTACTTTAAATCAGGGGTCTGGATCTCAGTTTACTCCCATAATTAGCAATGGAAAAATTGTAGAAGTTGTTGTAAACTCATCTGGGAACAATTATAAGTCACAACCAAATATTGTAGTAAAGGGAAGTGGTTATGGCGCAATCCTAACTCCTATTATTTCAAATGGTTCTATAGTAGAAATTAAAGTTATAAACGGGGGATATTCTTACAAGGCTTCAGACACTAAAATTTCTACAGTTACTTCTGGAAGTGGGGCAAAATTTAAGGCAAGTATAAAACCCTGGAAAATAAATTTAGTAGAAAGATTTTTACATAGTTCAAAAATATCATCCGATGATGGAATATTGATCCCATCACTAAATCAAAATTACGGGTTAGAATATGCACACGCATATGCGCCAAGAAATTTAAGATCTTTAGTTCAGGCAACGAATTATGTTAATGGAGAAAAGAGATATACATCAGATCTACAAACTATCGACAATAAAGAAACTGATTCTTTTTCACATTCTCCTATTATTGGATGGTCTTATGATGGTAATCCTATTTACGGACCATATGGATTTACGACAATAACTGGAGGTTCTATTAGATCTCTAAAATCTAGTTATGAAATATTATTAAAAGAAGGAAGACCTAGTACTGAAATATATCCACAAGGTTTTTTTGTTGATGATTATAGTTATGTAGGAAGTGGAGACCTAGATGAACATAACGGAAGATTTTGCATTACTCCAGAGTATCCTAATGGAGTTTATGCATACTTTACAACAATTAATGATGGACCGGTAGAAATTTCTGGAGTATTTGAAAATTACAAAAAACCAAAATTTCCATATGTAATTGGAAATAGTTATAAATCAAAACCAATAGATTTTAACTTTGATCCAAAATCAAATCAAGACAATATTGATTTAAATAAAACCAAGTGGAGAAGAAATACTAGACTTCATGGAATATTAAATTCTAACATAGAATATGGTTATATAAATGATTTAAATCTACAAGATATCACTTCTACTGTTGAAAGTGTATCTGTCGGATCTATTGATTCTATTAATTTAATTTCTTCCGGCGAGGATTATAGGGTCGGTGATAAAATAATTTTTGAAAAGGTAGGAGATGATAATGTTTTTGCGAATGTTTCTTTGGTAAAAGGAAAAGAAATTACGCAAATTAGTGCTGCAACTTCATCGTATGATGATGTAAGATTTTACCCATACGGGCAAAATTTTGTTGCATTTACAACTGTTCCCCATAATTATTTGGATAATGATTTAATTACTGTAACTGGAGACTTTGATTATAAAAAATATGGTACTATAAAAGTTTTTAGTAATACTTTGAAATTGGAGTCTGGGGTAAGTTCTACCAGTAGCACCGGAATAGTAACTTATTTTAAAGTAAATGGTGATTTAAATTTCCCAAATATTAAAGAAAATGATGTTTATAAAATAAGAGATGAAGAAGTAAAAGTTTTAAATATCGATAAAATTTCTTCTAGGATTAGAGTTCTTAGAAACTACAATAATACTGTAGGAATTACATCATATTCTGCTGGAGAAATATTAACCGAAAAAACTAAAAAATTTAGAACAAGTTTTAATATATCAACTTCATATAATTTTGATATTGATAAAGAGTATTATTTTGATCCCAAAGAATCAGTAGGAATTGGTACAACTTCTGGGGTTGGGATTGTAAGTACCCTTACGATTTCAAATCCCGGTGTAGGTATTACTCAAATTTCAATACCAACTAAAGCAATTTATATACAAAATCATGAATTGAATACTGGCGATTCTTTAATATACTCATCTAATGGAGGAACAACACTAGCAGTTTCAACTAATGGAACATCAAGTTTTCAATTAGCAGAGCAATCTATTGTTTATGCAATAAAACTTTCAAATGATTTAATTGGAATATCTACAAATAAAGTTGGTTTGGGTTCTACCGGAATTTTTGTATCTTTGGGTTCTACCAATTATACAGATACATCTCTATATTTTACTTCGGTTGGATCTGGAAATACTCATAGTTTTAAAACAATTTATTCAAATATTTTTAGTGCTAGAGTAGATAAGAATATAGTAACAGTTTCTACATCTTCTTCTCATGGATTATCGTTGTATGATAATGTAGTAGTTAATATAAACTCAGGTATTTCTACAAATATTATAGTCAAGTATGATGATCATAATAGAAGGTTAATAATAAATCCTCGCACATATTCAACAATTGATACTACTACAGGCACTATAAACCTTCCAAATCATGATTTTTATACAGGACAAAAAGTACTTCATACTTCACAAACTCCAGCAACTGGATTAGAAAATGAAAAAATTTATTATGTTGTTGTAGTAGATCAAAACAAAATTAGATTATCCAACACTTATTATCAATCAATTAAACAGATACCAGAAACTGTAAGTATAACATCATCTTCGGTCGGATCTATTTCTAAAATAAATCCAGAAATAAAACTTACCAAAAATCAAACAGTAATTTTTGACTTATCCGATTCTTCACTGGGGGTTGAAAATAATATTGAAAAATATTCTGCTTTTGACTTTAAAATTTATAAAGATTCTAATTTTAAACATGAATTTGAATCTTCTTCAGCATCTTCTTCCTTCGAAGTTACAAGATCAGGGAAAATTGGAATAAGCAGTGAAGCAAAGGTTCAAATTAAATTTAATTCAAATACGCCAGAAATTTTATATTATAACTTAGTTCCAACAAACTTAAATATTTTACCAGAGATCAAAAAAGAAATCTACCGTGACTTGGAGGTAAATTCTAGTAACAGAATTTTATTAATCGATAGTAAATATAGCGGATCTCACACTATTTCTGGAATTTCTTCAAATACATTCCAGTATCCTTTAGTAGATTTTCCAGAATCTGCCGTATATACTCAAGATGTAGAATATTCCACAAGTTCAAGAGAGGTTATTGGACCTATAGATAGAATTCAAATTTCTCAAACTGGGAAAAGATATTCAAAATTAGTTGGTATTACTTCTATAAGTTCGGAATTTGGTAAATCCGCAGTATTGAGATCAAATACAACTACTATTGGAAATGTAAGATCTTCAAACATTCAAAATATTGGGTATGAATATTCTTCGGACTATACTATTAGACCGTTAGCAAAACTTCCTGACTTACTAATTCTTGAGTCACTTTCATCTTTTGAGTATATTGGAATTACATCATTTGGTAAAGGTTATACTATAACACCTAATTTAGTTGTGGTAGATTCTATTACAAATAGAATTATAGATGATGTTGAATTATCATACTCTAAGGAAGATACTGAAGTTAGGATAATAAAAAATAGTTCAAAAATTAGTAGTGTAACCCCAAAAATTATTCCAATTAATAATTCAAATGGAATAAAAATTAAAAACATTAACTTTAATAATAATACAAAAGATGTAACTGTTACTTTAGATGTCGGATTTAGTAGTTCTGATGATTTTCCTTTTGTAGAGGGTGGGAAAGTTTTAATTGAAGGAGTTAGTGTTGGGATTGCAACAACATTTAAGGGATACAATTCTTCCAAATATAATTATTCGTTATTTACCGTAACTTCGGTAGATGCAAATATTGGCGGAATTGGTGCTACAGTAACATATAATTTATCAAATTATCTAGAAGATGTAGAATTTCCCGGAAATTTCAATTCATTTTATTCTTCCGGAAGAATAACTCCAGAAAGTTATTTTCCAGTTTTCAATCCAGTATTGAAAACTAATACCTTTTTGATTGACGAAAAAATAAATTCAACATCTTCATCTGGATTTGTTCAAGGTTGGGATCCTATAAGTAAAATCTTGAAAGTTTCAACCTCTCAAGATTTTGCTGTCGGAGATATTATCCGAGGAAATAGTTCAAAATCTTATGGAATTATAAAAGAGATAAAAACATATGATGTTGACTATAAAATAAATTCCTATGCATTCCCCAGAAAAGAGTGGAAAAATCAAGTTGGATTTTTAAATAATGATAACCAAAGAGTACATGATAATGACTATTATCAATATTTTTCTTATGATTTGAGGTCAGAAATTAGTTTTGATTCTTGGGATAATGCTGTTAGTACTTTAAATCATACTGCAGGATTTAAGAAATTCTCAAATTTAATAGTAGAATCTCCTACAGTTGGATCCGGAATTTCTACTGAACAAAATAATGGAGATTTCGTAGGAATTGCCGATTTAACTTCAATAAATGATATTAATTGTTACCAAGATTTTGATTTGGTCACCGAAAATTATTATAACTTTGATGATTCACTCAATTCCGATCAAATACTATTTAATTCTAGAATAGTACAAGATTATATTGAATCTATAGGCAATAGAGTTTTGATGATAGATGATATATCATCTAAGTTTAATAGCAATCCAAGATCAACTGCGTTCAGTATTGTCGATACTTTTGGTTTATCTGAGGTTAGATCAAAAAAATATCTAATTTGCACTATAGACAAAAGATTTTACGATCAAAAACAATTATCTTCAGTTTCATTGATACATAACAATTCTGAAGGTTTCTTAAATCAGTATGGAATGGATACATTTATTAATCTTGGATTTTTTGATTTTAGTATTTTTGGAACTGACGGGAATTTATTATTTTATCCGATTAAATCTAGATATAATGATTATCACATTCAAGTTTTTAGTTTCTCACTATCGGATATTACTTCTGGAATAGGTACAGTTCAACTTGGAGATTCTGTTTCAATAAAAACCAATACATACACAATACCACAAGGGACTAGTTCTTCTTCGTCTATTGTGGGAATAGCATCTACCTATAGATCTGCAAAGGTATTGGTTCAAATTGGTTCAACCACAAGTTCATATTATGAATATAATGAGATATTATATACTCATGACGGAAGTAATGTTTACTTTTTAGATTATGGAGAAATTACTACTAAAAATCTAACATCACAGTATTCTTCTGGTATAGGTACATATAATGCATATATTTCTGGAGAAGAAATTAAAATTGATATTGTACCAAATACAACAACTTCCACTGATTATACTGTAAATACTTTAGTAGTTTCTTTGGGGAGTACGGAATCTTCTGGTATTGGTACTGAATTTGTAGGGGGAAGCTCCATGAATTCAAGTGTAATTTCTATCGCATCTACATCATCTCCAACTTCAAGTATAATAGCAACTTATTCCAATGAAGAGTTCAATAGTTCTTATAATATCATAAGTATTGAAGATAAAACTAATTCAGAATATCAAGTCTCCGAATTTTTATCATTAACAAATACTGATGATTCATATAGTACTGAGTTTGGTATTATTAATACTGGTTCTAGTCTTGGAATAACAACTATAGGAATATCTGGGACAAACACCAACATATATTTTACTCCTATAGAAAATATAGATGCGGATGTTAAGGTATTTCAGATTAATCTTGGACTAAGTGAAATATCAAATCAATTAAATATAATCTAAATAGTTGAAAAAAGTTCCATGACAGTAGGATTTATTAACTATAGTTATTCTGGTTATACAGGAACTAATAATGACAT